TCGTTATAATATGGCAGAGGGCAGACGCTGGAACTTGTTCCGCTCAAAGGCGAAAGAAGAGGTCCAAAATCCAATAATTGAGAGAATGGGTATAATGGATGAGCCATTCTCGGTTGTCGCGGGTATTCCCGATATGGTGCGAAACACGGAGAATCTGAGAAGCGATGGTAATTTCGATAATGAGTTTGACCTTTATGATAACATGCTCAAATTAGACCCCGAACTCAATGGGGCTGTTCGTGCAGTATCTCTAACCGCTAACAACTACGAGATAAACTACTCACGCGGAAAGAATACCATGATACGCAATGCGATAAAGGAACTCGTTGATGAAACCATTGACTTTGATGATATTATGATAAACAGTATGAGAAATCTCATGGTTTATGGTAACGACATCAATAAAATAGTAGGAAAGACCCGAACAGGTGTAACCGACATTCAGAACCTCCCCATAAAGCAGATGACCATTGTTGATGAGCGAGGTGGGCTTGAATCCTACTTCGTAGCCGACGAAGACAACCCAATTATCACTCCCGTCACATATATGGTGCGTGAGGCTACCATGTATGAACGCGCGATACCCGCACGGGAAATACTACACATACGCATAGATTACAGAAGCAATTGGTTCACCGATAACAAAGGCCGCAAGACCTACGGTGTATGGGGTGCTTCAAGATTCACTTCACTCAAGCAACCCATACGCATGAAGTATAACAGCATGAATAATCGCATCAGTCTTGAAGACTCAATGACGAAGCAATTTATCACCATTGATAAGTCTGCTATTGAGCATATACAAGACCCCGCAGAACAAAGCCAACGCCTACAACACATAATGGATGAGGTTATTAAACTCTTTGAGGGACTACGCGGCGACCAAATCCCCGTTCTCCCTCATTATGTTGAACTACATCATGTTGATGTGGGGAACAGCGTTCCTAACAACACCGGCTTCTTGGATGCAATAAACGCAGACATAGCAGCAGTTCTTCAAGTGCCGCGAGTAGCAGCAGGGCAGGAGAAGGGTTCTACCTTCGCCGCAACTTACAATGCGAACCTATGGGCCGTGCAAGCAATCTCTCGTATGCATAGAATACTCGCTGAGTCGGCTACCAAGATATTTATGACCCATCTTGACCTTCTCGGTATTGAGTATCGCAAACAAGACTTACCCACAATTAAGTTTGAGGCTATGGAGAGCGAAACACCATTGAATGTAATGCAAAGAGTAACTATGGGCTTCACTTCCGGTGTTCTTACCCTAAATCAATCTCTTGATTTCCTTAACCTACCAACAATAGGACCCGAAGGCGACGAAAGACAAGAAATTAATAAAGAGCCGGAGGGAGAATTACCAAGAGAACATTCTCAGCCGTCACCAAGTAAGGAGCAATCAAAATGACGCTCAAAAACTTAATAAAACACAGTAGGGCTGAACATGGTGTGTCCCGAATGAAAATGAGCAACCCTAACGAAACCCTAATGCTAATCTTTGGGATTGGGGTAGTTATCGCTTGGGTAACTATTGCTGCTACAGCGTCATACTTCTCAATAGTCGAGGAAAGAGATATTTCCGACAGTCAATTAACTGTAATTGGACTTCTTGGTGGACCCGCTCTTTTAGTCATTACAACTGTTCTTGACTTATTCAAGGGTAAGGAATCGGCCAAAATCAGCGTTTTGCCTGACCAATTAGCGATAGACCACACATCATGTGAGGCTGTTGATGCTCATACAAGGCTGATGGAAGAGATTAAGGTTAGGCACGAACTCGATATGGAAAAGTTGCAGAAGGAACATAACCTCGACATGGAAGCATTCAAGGTTACTAAGGCTGGCGACAAGAAATGAACTTAACCACTATTTGTGATTATTGTTCTATCGGCTGTTGGCTTTGTTCCGGTGATAAGAGGTGAGTCCATTGACGCAAGAAGAAGCAGATTCAATTATTGATACGATTAACGAGCGAGCAACTGAGGTTCGCACCTTAATGATTACTATAGGTTCCATCTTAGCCCTGCTAATGCCCGCCGTTGAAATGTTCGGTATTCTCGACATCACGCCTTACGGCGCGGGTGACGATGAGTGGATTACAGACAATGATTGGGAATGGGAGAGCGATTTCACTTGCGGAGATGGCTCACGCATAGAAGCCGCATTGGTGAATGACGGCTACAAAAATTGCCGTGACGGAAGCGACGAACCGGACGACTCGCCCCCACCACCGGAAAATAACACAACGGTTGTGATACCCCCTGATAACAACAATACGACTAATCAGACAACCAACGAAACTATCGAGGAAGGTTGTGCGCCGCAAATGTGGGATGCTTACCAAGACTACGACGGGGAGAACATGACGATTTATTGGGATGCCGACCTTACCTGTGACGATGCACCACACAATCTAACCGTCATTTGGACCCTTTACGATAATGATACAGGAAATTGGTCGGGTATTCAAGAAACGATGACCTATGAAACATACTACCAAAATTGGGATTATGTGAATCTTACATTCGCTGTTCCCGAAGGCCGTTATGATATATTTTCCACCTTTGGCTTCAATGATAACTACACGCGAGGAACCGATTGGTTCGATGTAGTTATACAATAAAACTAAACCTTAGTAAAACACTTAGACACTACCTCATATCATGGGGAAGAGTATCTTCCAATTAACACCGGCTGACCCCATAGATTCATACGGGATAAGCGAAATAAAGAATGCGATTGTGGAAGGTAATAATCTGTGTTTCATATCTCCTATAAATCCCGAACCACTTACCTACCTTTGCACGAATAGCGGCGGCGTAGGGCTTGAGCATGGCTTCTCTTACGGTAATGGGGCTGCATTGATTATGCTTTATTTCATGATAACCGTTGCTCAATATCTGTATATTTATCGGCTTGTGACGAAAAATGTTCATAAAACACTATGATTTTGCAGAGGGTATGCAGAAGCAATGCACATGTCCGGTTGGGGAAGAACTAATAGATGGTGAGTGCCAAACAGTCGCCGTCACTCTTGAATTGGATATTGGGGAAAGCAAAGCAATAGTCAGCGCCGAAACCGGAAAAACGATTATTGAGATTAGTGGCGTTGCTTTTCACGAAGGCATGAATAAGAACGGGTGGGAATTGACTCCCGAAGGCGCTATGGCTGTTGCGAGACAGATGGGAGGCGCAGACCTAACTCTATCTCATCCACCGGCTGATGAGAGCGGTGCTGGATTTACACGAAATACAGATGGCGACCCTGAAGAGTCTGTAGTAGGCAACATTCTCGGCGCTACATTTTTCATATCATCAGAAGGATATGAAGTAAGATACATCGCTCATGTTACGCGCGAGGAACTATTCGACAGTTTTGAAACGGGTCTTTGGATGCAAGACGATTACGGGGTGAGTATCGGTGGTTCAGGCGTGCCGGAGACAGCAGACGAAAATGGTCTTGTCTTTGGTGATGATTTCACCTTTGACCACCTTGCGCTTGGGCGAAAACCGGCGTATGAGAGGGCTTCTGTGGAGAAAGCAACAAAAATAGTGGTTGAGGAAGAGGAAGAACTACCAATGGCTTCCACTCAAGAGACACCGCAAATGTTTATAGGACATTCGGTATCTGAGAAGAATCAACCAACGGTGATTGCTATGACCGAAGATACAACTACAAACGAAATTGATTATGATGCCGAGATAGAGGGGCTTAAGGCCGACCTCGTTCTTAGTAACAGCAAAATTAACGAATATGAAGCAGTAGAGGCACAGAGGATAGAGGACGAGAGGATAGAACTTGTGGAGAAGGCAACCGAGATGGGTATGTCCGGCCACGAAGACCTCAAGACCGAAACCCTTGAAACTCTTATCGCTTCTTGGGAAGAGGCTCACCCTGAGCCTGAACTTCCAGTCGAGATGACCCCTGTGGAGTCTGTCGAGAAGCCCGCCGAGGAAATCGTAGAGGCTTTCACCGAGGACGCCCCAATGGTAGAGAATTACCTCAATGGCCGACTCGTCAAAAACGATGAGCGGATTTACGCAAAGGCATGGAATGCTTGGGCGTCTGCTTGGAACCAAACACTCGCAGTCGATGAGCGCGCAAAGATGGTCGCCCCTCGCTACGAAGACTTAAAGGAGATGATTTAAGATGGTAACATACTCAGGAAATGACCCAAAATACGCACCCGACATACAGGAAACATTCGCAAGTGACGGATGGCTCGTCAAGTATCACGCAAGTGGCCTACTCAAGACAGCAGCAGTCACAGACACGCCAATTGGCTTCTCAGCCGCCGAATCTTCGCGCGGTGAAGACCAAGCACTTGAGGCAGCAGGAACTGCGACACTCGCAGTTCTTCCCCTTGATGGTTGCTGCTTCCTACGGGCCGCAGCCGTTATCACAGCCCCTAAGTTCGGACTACCTATCTATGTATCACAGACAGCCTCCACCAATGGAACAATTGACGACGACGCTTCAAACAGCGCAGTCCTCGTTGGCTACTACTGTGGAGATGAAACTGCTATCGCAGTAGGAGATTTAGTGCCCGTTTGGTGCTAATCGCTTTGAGAACATAAGGAAAGGGAGATGAATAATATGAATCAAACACTTGAAGAAATACTGAATGTTGAAGCCGCAGTAGGGCCTTTCGCCCCCGGCGATGCAGTCCTTGAGCAGACGCTCCGTGACTTCATCCAACTACAATCAAACACAATCGCTATCGCTACCGACCTTGTTGGGACAAGAACTGTTTCTTGGCTCGACTTTACATGGTATACAGGAGTTATCGGCACATTCGCCTACCCACTCGATGATGTGGCGCTAACCGACCCGACCAACATTGGAACGCAGAACTACAGCACCAAGTTAGAGAAGGGTCAAGGCCGAGTAACTTTCCTCGACGCTGTAAGGCTACGAGGCGAGTCCTTTGAGAACATTGACCGTCAGCAGATGGGCATTGTTCGCGCTCGCGCAGACACAATCGACAACTATGTTCTAACTGAACTTGTTTCAGGGGCAGGACAGACCAACGCTGCAACAGCAGTTTTCGGCACAGGTTCTGCTGATGAAGAGGGAGACATTCTTGAGAGCATGGACCTAATCTTCGCTAACGCAAAGGTTAGCGGAAATGAGCCTTTGGCTATGGTCCTTCCAGCAGACAAGAGAAGCGCAATCCTCAACACAACCCTTTACGGAAATGTTGTTGAGTCGCTTGGCGACCACTTGGCTCGCATCGCAAGCCTACGCCTTTACTACACCCGTGACTACGGGGCAACTGGCGCTATCGGCAACGATTCGCTTCTGATGGTTCCCGGCGCTGAAACGGCTGAGTTCTTCACCTACAACGGACCGGGATTTCAGGAGACTGAACTCACTCGGCTCCCCGGAGTTGGTTTCGATTGGCTACTTACCTCCTATATGGGAAGTGTAGTGCATGAGCATCAGGACGGTGCTGCGTCTGATAAGACAAACAGAATCGTCAAGATTACTGGTGTGCGCTCCTGATTATGGAGTGCGCTTAAATGGCTACTAAGAAGAAAGCCGCCTCTAAGAAGGCTGCGCCCAAGCACACAAAGGCTGCTTTGGCTACTGCCCTCAAGGAAAAGAGGATTCCACTACCGAAGTCGGGCGATGTCGCAGACATGGAACACCGGCTTCGATGCTGGAAGTCTTTTCAAGATGGCGGATTTGGCTATATGCTTCGTTTATTCAGAAATGCAGGAAAGCGTTATGCTGACCACCCCCTATCTCTTCTAACTGCCCACAAAACAGCCCTATATTGGCTACCCGCAAGCGAGATGACTGATAAGATTCTCGCTACGCGCAGGGTCGTTGTAGTAGGTCGGGTTCAGGAACCCTCATCTAACATGGTCGTTATTGATGTTCCAACCGACTATGAACAGCGATTCGGTGCGTAAGGTGGTTATATGGGCTTCGTAATGGGAGATTTGGTAATAGAGGATGGCGACACCCTTTTTGATACCAATATCACAGTCAATTCTATTCGGGAATTACTAAATAGGCCACTTGGCCTAAATAGTGGGACAATCATAGAGTATGTGAATCTTCGTAATATCCAAATTAGCAAGAAATCGCGTAAAGCAAATTATATCGGTGTTGATTCCACCAATGCACCTTCTACAGCAGAAATAGAAACGGCTATCAAATTAGTCGTTTGTGTAGATTGCTTGAGAGTTCTCATTGATACTATACAAACTCTCGTTCCGGCAGAGGAACAGAAAACATCAGATAGGCGTTTCGGTAGGCAATTGGCTTCCTTTGAGAAACAGGCTAATGATGCTTTGGGAGTGATAGAAGAGAAGGGGGCTACAGCATTCTATAAGAGTGCTACTGCTTCTAAGGTGAGTGGAACTACAAGTGGAGAACTTTCCGGCTCACTCCGTGAGTGAGGGGATTCAAGAATGGCGAGGCATTATTGGAAGGGCCTAATCGACTCAGACCCCGATACTCTTCCTAATTGGGTCACTTCATCCGATGGTTCAACTACTTCTGCGGCCCTACCTACAAATAACGACGATATAGTGTTCGATTCAACATCTGATGGGCTGGGCAACCATATTCAGTTTCAAGGGACATTTCCTACTTCGGGTAATTTAAACTCTTTGGTTATCGGCCCTGACTTCACAAAACTAATACAAACGGGCGCTTCATCAACAATAAATCTCAAAGGAGAAATGGGAATAAACAAGACGGGTTGCCTTAAACCAACCCATGCACTTATCTTCGATTTCAATACAGCGCCCTCAACTACCGTTTATGACGGAGGTGGGTCATCTTATGCAGTAAAACCATTTGTGCTATTCTATAGTGGTATGACGGCATCTGCATTCGATAATGAATCAGCAAGAGCATTAACCACTTTTAATTTCGCGGCTGAGAACTTCACCATGATAGATGGTATCTATCCCAACATCACATTTACGGGGTTTTTATATGCAAAGCGCATCTATTCTGATGCTTCAAGAACCGAGTTCAATGCTTATGGTTCAGTTGATATGCTTAATTTCAATGGAGGCCAAATTACTTCTGAGGACTTCGATATTTATGACTACGACAAACAATTTTATTTTGAGAAGGACCTTACCAGCATAGGAGAATCCTTCAAGTTTGGGCACACTACTGCGAGGTTCAAGACCTACAAGGCTTCAGGAACGGGCGCTGTCGTTTTCCCTGCTACGGGAGAATTGAATAGTGCCGCTTTCGGTAATGATACAACCAATAATTTCTATACCCAATATCACAAAGTAGTCATTGAAAACAACGATGATTCTGCTAATTATTGGTTGGTTAGTGCTGGGCGTATTATTGAGTGTAATGAACTCGTCGTGAATGACGGGGGAAGATTCTATGGCCCGTCAAGTGGAACAAAGGCGGTTGCTATCAGAAGCGTAAAGCGACCAACGGTGCAGGGCGATTGGAACTTTAGGCAAACGGCTGATGGTATCTATGAAAGTATAGGCGACTCAAGCAATACTCCTGTTTCTCATGGAGGAACGGGCCTACAAACAATAGCCAACGGCTCAATACTTTATGGTAATGGTAATGGTAGCATAGGGGTTCTGGATATAGGCACTACCGGACAGATTCTTAAAGTAGTAAGTGGGCTACCGTCGTGGGAGGACGCATGATGTCTGAAATGTTAATACGACACACAATCTTCAATAATTACAAGGAGCGGGTAGCATGGTAGATGTTCTTACAGACAACAAGAACCTTATCTTCACTACAGAAGCCGACAGGGTTTCTGTAACACCCCACGCAGCACAGTTATTCAAGGACGCAGATAGCGGCTTCGTATTCTTTGGTGATGGGACTACTCCTGCTGGTCAAGCAGCAGATGTAAGGCCCGTCATAACCAAGACTGCAAACTATACCTTCATAAGAACGGATGAAGGCCGAGTAGTAATGGCTAATAAGGCTTCTGCGCTCACCTTTACCATTCCACTAAATGCAACAATCGCTTACCCCACCGATAAAACTGAAATAAAGGTGATGAATAAGGGGGCAGGAGTTCTTACAATTGCTGGTGCGTCCGGTGTTACCATAAGCGGCGCAACAACAATAGCCCAATACGCAAGAGCAGTAATACGAAAAACTGCTACAGATACTTGGATAGTCTTCTCTTCTGCTGGAACAACTGGACCGGCTGGGCCTACGGGACCTACTGGTTCAAACGGCCCTACCGGAAGCACGGGGCCAACAGGGGGAACGGGAGGAACAGGGCCAACTGGTCCTACTGGTTCTCAAGGGGGAACAGGAGATACGGGGGCTGCCGGTCCTAC